CGACTATGCGAATATTACCAAGGCAACGCGACGGCATCGCAGCACGCACGCGCTATTGCCCAGATGATCGAGAGTTGCCCGTTCACCGGCGGCCGGTATCCGCAGGCGACTTACGCGGACCCATCGATGTTCGTCAAGCGGCGCTTGTCGGAGGTGATCAACCACTCACCGGCCGACGTCTTCGCCGACCACGGCATTTTTCTGACGCGTGCCAACAACGACCGCATCACCGGCTGGCGCTTCGTCAACGATGCGTTGATCAAGGAGCGTTTTTATTGCTTTAACGGGTGGAACGACGCGCTGATGCGGACGATGCCGACGTTGCCGCGTTCGACCAAGAACCCAGAGGATCTCGATACGACGGCCGAGGATCATGCCGCCGACGAGTTGCGCTACGCTATATCGAAGATATACGCACCGCACCGTGTGACTGAGCCGGAACCGTACGAAGGCACCGGCCAGGAGATGATTGACCAGCTTGCAACACAAACCGGCCGACGTAATGGCCGCTACGCTTACGCATAATAACGACCGTTTCGACGGCATACGAACCGAGCAAACGATGAAAGGTTTCAACGGCACGCCCCACGCGACGAAGAGCAAGCCGAAGTCCAACAAGACCCGCGTCAAGCCTCGTCCGGCCGGTGCTGACAACCTCAAAGCTGGCAAGAGTAAGTAATGCCCAAGGTAGGATCTAAGCACTACGCCTACACCCCGTCTGGTCGCGCCGCTGCTAAGAAGGCAGCGAAGGCGACCGGCCGCAAGGTGACTAACACCAAGAGGCGTAGTCCGAAAAAGAAGTAAGCGCGACGGGTTGCAGCCCGTACCCACTCTCACCGCTAGGTCATTGTGAAACAAGCCCAGATCGATTTTTGGCAAGGTTCGATAGAAAACGGCCGTAAGTACATGCGCGACCGCCATAAGTTGTGGCGTCGTCTGCTGAAGACGTACGACCTTGACTTCGATGTGCCTGGGCTTGGCGACGATAAGATCGTCAAGATCTCGCGGATGTACCCCCTAGCCCGTCAGATCATCGCGTCGGTTTCTTTTAATTACCCCCACGTCTACTTCAAAGTCGATGAGCCGCAACGTGAGTTTGCGTCCGAGATATTGGAGCGCGTTGCCAACGCGGCACTGGAACAGATGGACGCCAAGTCCGACGTCCAGCAGTGCATCTTCGACGCCCTTTTCTGTAGTGTAGGGTGGCTCAAGTTTGGCTATAACCCCCCTGGCGACGAGGACATCGAGGCACCGTACACCGTCAACGACTCGATGGAGAACGACTTTCCATATTGCCAACGGGTGAGTCCGTTTAACATTTACCTCGACCCCTTGACACCCCCCCACAAGCTGTCGCACGCCCGTTTCATCATCGAAAAAATCTTGGTGCCGTTGGAGTTCGTCAAAGAAGACCAGCGTTTCGTCAACCGACGCCAGATACAACCGATGTCAGAAGACGCTGCTGGCGAGGGCATGATGTACGACTTCGAGGACGCGGCCCACTCCGACGAGGCCGACGCCATCACCGCCTCCAAGGAGCGCGGTAAGATGGTCTGTTTGTATGAGGTCCACGACCGCATCCACAAAAAGCGCATCACCTTTGCCGACGGCGTCAAAGAGCCGATAGAAGAAGTCGACCACCCGATGCTGGCGATGGAGGCGGTGACAACGCCCGACCCGTTTACCGGCGAACCTATGATGACGGGTGAGTTTGAGCCGTCCGGCGGTTACCTCGTCGACGGCGGCTTTCCGTACTACGCCATGAAGTTCGATCAGACCGAGAAGTCGTTCTACGGCCAACCGCCGATGGCGTACATCGAGGACACCCAGAGCTTGATAGTTGAGTCGGTGTCGAGACGTGCTGACCTGCTGAAGCGTTTCCAGCGTATCGTCCTTGCCAGCCGCCGTGAGCGCGAAGCCAACCAAGACCTGGGCGACACACTGGAAGAGGGGCGCGACGGCGAGATCATATGGGTTGAAGACCCAGCGACGGCGATGAAGGGTGTCGACTTTGGCTCTATACCTCCTGACCAGATCGGCCTGGAGAACACCGCCGCCGGTTACGAAGAGCAGAGCCTCAACGTCAGTCAACTGGCGATGGGCGGCGGCCCCAAGGTCACGGCGACCCAAGCGTCGTTGCAGGCGTCTTTCTCGCAGATCAACCGCGAGTGGATGCAGCTACGCGTCGCCGACTGCTACCGCACCATCGTACGCAACTCACTGCGGATGATGGCCGATCCGCGCTACACCCCCGAAAACTTTTTGATCAACGTCGCGCAAAACGACGCCGACCCTGTCTTTGAGGCCGTCACCGCCAACCTACTGCGCGTACGGTTCAAAGTCGACATACAAGCCGGTTCGATGCAGCCGCTGACGGAGCAACTGGAGCGCGAGGATGCGCTGCAACTGTTCAACTTCACCATCGGGCTGCCGGAGATAAACCGCAACGAAGCGATCAAAGGGTTGCTCAAGGCGTTTCGCGTTCAAGACCCCGACAAATACCTGGGTCAGTCGCAAAACGCCGACGCCATCAAGGCGGCTAACCTCGAAAACATCGCCTACCTCCTCGCCGGTGGCGACCCTGGCGTCACGCCGGACGAAGACCACCAGATCCACATACAGACCCATCAGACCATACAGCAGTTGCCGCAGTTCCAACAACTCTTGCCAGCGCAGCAGCAGCAGGTCTTGCAGGTCGCCCAGACCCATATGGCGCAGCACCAGCAATACCTCGACCAGATGGCGCAAGGCGGCGCACCGCAAGCTACGGGTGCCGACGGCGCACAGGCCAGCGAGGGCGACGGCGGCATCGTAAGCCTCGTACGGTCGCAGGCGCAGGAGATGAGTCAAGCAGTGCAACGCGCACCAGGACAAGGCTAAACGATGGTATTCCACGACTTTGAGTGCGACAGCTGCGGCCACAACATGACCGACGTGGCTTTTGCCAACTATAAGACGATCAAGCGTCAAATCAAATGTAGCGAGTGCGGCGAGACAGCGTCGATGCGCTTCCGCAAGAACAACCTCATACACCACGACCACTCGTCGATGTACGGTCGCTACCACGCCGGTTTTGGTGAGGTCGTGAAAAGCTACTCGCACAAACAAGAACTGATGAAGAAGTACAACGTAATGGAGTCGGCCGACGCCGTCGGCGGCTCGCGCAACCACATCACCTCCGACGTAACTAAGCCTGCTCCACGCAGCAGCGAACCGATCTATTGGGGCGACACCCCCGATGGGGCGATAGCCGCAGCCGAGCAGGCCACAAAGGAGCAATAAAGGATGTCCGAAGGATTACTAGACTTGGACTCCGGCAGCGACGACGCGGCACCCGACACTGGCGCTTCAGACGAGTCGACCAACACGGTCGAACTGTTTGAAGATACCCAGGATGCGGCCCCGTCTGATGATGCTGGACACTCTGACGGCGAGACATCGGATTTCGATCCGGCACAGACCGATTGGCTTCGCGCCGATTTGGAGTCCGTGCCACAGCAGTATCAACCGCTGATACCGCTGGCGAAGAACCTACAGGCGCAGTTTACGCGCACACAGCAAGACCTTGCAGAGCAGCGCAACCAGCTTGCGACAGAACGCAACGAGTGGGCCGGACGCATACAGCAGATGGCCGCACCCCCACCGCCGCCCGACCCCATCGATCAGATGAGGGCCAACGTATCGGAGGAGGAGCAGCGCGGCATCGACGCCGTGCAGCAAATCGTCCAACATCAGGTCGGCAGCCACATCAACGGACTGACGCAGCAGGTGCAAGCCTTGCAAGGTCAGTTGCAGCACGCCAACCAGTATGTCCAGCACCAGCAGACCGCGTATGTCGATCAGCAGGTGCAGGAGGCGCGAGGGGTATACGGTGCGGATCTGGATCGCTACACCGACCAGATCGTCGCTACGACGAAGATCGCCAACCCTAACACAGGGCAGGCGTACACCGTCAAGGAAGCGTATGAGCTACACGCTGGCGTAACGGCGTCTAACGCCGCCAACGTCCGGCAGCAGAATACGCAAGCCAAGCGCAACAGCAAGCGTGCGGTGCGCTCGACGCAAGGGGTCGACGCCAGCGAGGAAGGCGGTCCGTTGTCCGACAGCGAAGTGTTGTCGGGTCTAGCCAACCTTGGATTTGAATAGGACGTAACTTATTATGGCATCAACATCTACGACCGAGACATGGGACTCAGCGTGGACCCTTACGATGAGGGCCAAGCGCAAAGAACTGACCGATAACTTCTTTGACGCGTACCCCACGCTTGACATGTTCCGCAGCGGCGGCGCTCTTATCACCGACAACGGTGGAAAAGAGATCCAAGCCGACCTCATGTACGGCGGCAACACCGCTCAGTATTTTAGCGGATATGACGTACTCAATACCGATGCGATTGACGGCATCACGGCGGCGTTTTATCCGTTCCGCTACGCAGCGGTGCCGATCACGATCAACTACACCGAGGAGATGGAAAATCGCAAGTCCGATTCCGCGATGAAACTCCTTGCCGCCAAGACCGAGCAGTCGATGCTGACGCTACGCGACCAGATCAATAGCTCGATCTACTCTGCCCAGACCGGCAAAGCACCGTTGGGCTTACAAGACATCATCGCTGACGCGCCAGGCACGACCCCGACCACGTTGGGCGGTGTCACCGTTGCGTCAAACACGTGGTGGAAGAACAAGACCAACAACGCCAGCGGCGACACGTCGTTTGTCACGGCCAGCGGCAACTTCTACGAGGGTATGTTGCGGATGTCGACGACGTGGAACGACGTCAGCGAAGGAAACGAACAGCCGACGAATATCTTTACCACCAACGACATCTACGGTTCGTTTGAAGAGATCTTCGAAGGCACCGGCTACCAGCGCCTTACGTCGAAGGATCAGCCTGGTGTCGATGGTCGTCTACCGTCGTTTCGCGGCATACCGGTGCAGTACGACCGCGACTGCGGCAGCGGCCGGATGTACTTCCTTAACACGAAGTATTTGAAGATGCACATGCAGGCCGGAATGAACTTTGCCAAGACTCCGTTCAAGGAGCCAGCCAACCAAATGGCAAAGGTCGGTTTCATCGTCGTAGGCTTGCAAATCACCACCAACAACCGTCGCCGTCAGGGCGTCATCTACAACTTAGTGTAAAACCTTAACAAAGCGCGTTTAAACACTGCGTCTGGCAACGGACAAGGTGTTTAAACGCACTCTTTACATCCATTCCGAGCCGCAAGCCAATGCGGCTTCATAGCTCGCCCATGAGCGAAGGAGAATGAACAATGAGCAGAATTGACAATGCCAACTTTGGCGTGCAACGCGTAGGTGGCCCAGGCACACAGGGCATTTTTGAGGAATCCTCAACGCCCAAACATCCACTTGGCGAAAAAGTAGAACTTGCTGACGGCCGCGTTTTTCGTTACGCCAGCTTTGCGGCAGCAACAGGTGCAGGCTTGTTAGTATCGCAAGACATTTCTGCTACCGCTATTGTCGAAAGCGACGGCAAGCTTACGGCCGCTTCTGCCGGTGCTACTGATGTCATCTACACTGATTCCGGCACTGTCGGCAGTGCAACTGCAAATCAGTACGCTGGTGGTTATTTGCACACCACTGACGATGCCGGTGAGGGGTATAACTATCGTATTAAATCGAACACGGCAGCGAGCAGTAACGCTATTACGTTTACGCTGTTTGACAGCT